CTCAGATGTCGAGCGCCTCATGGACGGGCAGCTGGCCGACATGGCTTTCACAGACCCGCCCTACAACGTGGACTACGGCAACAGCGCCAAAGACAAGATGCGCGGCAAAGACCGTCGAATCTTGAACGATGCGTTGGGCGATGGGTTCTACAAGTTCTTGTACGACGCTTGCCTGAACTTGCTCATCATGACCAAGGGCGCGTGCTACGTGTGCATGAGCTCATCTGAGCTTCACACCTTGCAGAAAGCCTGGCTCGATGCGGGCGGCAAATGGTCGACCTTTGTGATTTGGGCGAAGAATTCGTTCACGTTAGGGCGTGCTGACTATCAACGGCAGTATGAGCCCATCTTGTACGGTTGGAAGCAAGGCTCCGATCACTTCTGGTGCGGTGACCGTGACCAGGCTGATGTTTGGTTTTACAACAAGCCCCGCGTCAACGACCTGCATCCAACGATGAAGCCCGTGGAGCTGGTTGAGCGCGCAGTGAAGAACTCATCCAAGAGCCGTGACATCGTGCTCGACTTGTTTGGCGGTTCTGGCACCACAGCGATTGCCTGTGAAAAAACCAACCGACATGCCCGACTCATGGAGTTGGATCCCAAGTTCGTGGATGTGATCGTCAAACGTTGGGAGGACTTCACGGGCAAGAAGGCAGTCCTTCATCGTGCAGATACGAAAGAGCTTGATACGCCTCAAGTTCTTGACGAAAACCCTTCAGCGAATTGATATGTAACCGTGTCAGAATCGCGACCGTTCATTAAAAGGAGATTACGTTGAATAAGACCGAATTGATCGAAGCATTGGCCCACGAAACTGAAATGTCTAAGGCCGCTGCTGGCCGTGCAATTGATACATTAATTGAAATCATTACCAAGTCTGTGGCCAAGAAGCAAGACGTCCAGTTGATTGGTTTTGGTACTTTCAAGGCCACCAAGCGTGCTGCACGCACGGGTCGCAACCCACGTACTGGCGAAGCTTTGAAAATCGCTGCTGCCAATGTGCCTAAGTTCACACCAGGTGCAGCTTTCAAAGCAGCATTGAACAAGAAGAAGTAATCACTTCGCTTGTGCATCGCACAAGGCGGCAAAGGTTGCAACCTTGCCGCCTTTTTTGACTCTGCACTAAACATAACTTAGCTTTTATATTTATGTACAACCGCCAAACTTGAGAAGGACTTAGCTCAAATGGTTCGTTTTCTTTCTTGGTAAATCCAATAGCAATCACAAGAAGCTTTTTCTAACGCAGGTCTGTTTAGAATTTCTATCTGACCGCGACTTAGTTCCACATGACCACGGATAACAAGTTTTTTTAACGCTAGTGCAACAGCTTCTCGCCGAAAACCAAGCAAATCAGCAACTTCTTGCTGAGTGATTTTTATGACTGAAGTCAGGTTGTGATCAAGTGTGATCAAAAACCACCGAATGATTTGTTTCTCTGTTGAATGATGTCTTGCGCAAGCCATTGTTTGCGCCATCTGAGCCATCAATGTATACATGCTCGACTGAGCTGCAAGAGTGTAAACAGGGCAATTTTTGGCTTCATACTTCAACGCACTTATCGGCATTCGATACGCAAGTCCCGTACTTCGAACTGTTGCTCGATAAAAGCTGGGCCCATCCACAGCAGCCACGCCCACCATAGAAGTTCTTCCTATGACGTTTATCTCAATGCTCGTACCTTCAACTAAATCTACCAACATCGAAACCACCGCATTAACTGGGTAATAAACATTCGTGGGCCGCTGACCTATTTCAAACAATGTTTGCCCTTTGTGAAGAATTACCTTTTCCAGATGTGGTTTGAGTCGTAAATATTCTGATTCAGGAATGTTTGCTAAAAGCGAATTGGAAAGTAAAGTCAAAGTTTTTAATTGTTAAAACCACATCCTTGTTGAATTTATGAATTCAAGTGTGCGTTCTCTATGCGAGTTCACACACCTCGGCATGGGTAAGGATGGCCTGTTGGGGGAGGGTTGATTTGGGGAAATGCCAGCTTGGAGAATTAAGTTGACGTACTCACCGAAGTGCTTGTCGAAAGTCTCTACCAAGTGGCGATAGTTACCAGACATCATCTCGCTACGGATAGGAAAAAAGTCGATCCTTAGGTTTCGGGCGAGTGATTGACCAATTCCAAGGATGCACCATGCATGGCCATCGGGGCCGTTGAGGTCGATGGTTTGTTTGCCAGATGGTTTGTGCCGAAGTAATGCCATACGCTCATCCCAATCGCGCCACATAACGCGCATAGTCCCCACCCTCGGGATTGACGTAGAGATAAGGACGACCTGGTGCTTTGATTTCAACGCACAAGAATCCGTCACCTGTGCCGCCGCCTTTGCCTGCAAGCCAATCGCGTGACCTGAGGAGCGTTCGACCAAAGCTGTCGAACTCATCAGCAGTCATCTCGCGGGTGTCAGTCACGAGCACCTTGTAGCTGCCGTAACCGCCGACTTCCTCGAGGCTGCAGGGCTTGCGCGCAAAGGGCAGCTCGATGCTGAGTTCCTCAACGTCAATTTTCTTACCACCGAAGTCCAAGGTGCGGGCTGTGCGCTCGATCGTGATGGTCATCGTGCTCATGCTGCGACTCCTTCGCTGCTGATGCGATAAGTGCGCTCTTGGCCCGCTGCTTTGTCTGAGGTGATGGTGAGGCCCAGTTTCTTTTTCAGGGCTCCGGCCATTGCGCCACGCACGGTGTGTGCTTGCCAGCCGGTGGCTTCGATCAGTTGGTTCAAGGTTGCGCCATCGGGGCGCTTGAGCAACTCAATCATTTGAGCTTGCTTACTGTTTTCTCGTGTGCGCGGCGTTTTGGGATTGGCTGGCGCAGCGTTGGTCTCCACCGCTGGCGCGTTGGTTGATCCCTTGCGTGGCACACCGATCGCGTCGTAGCCCTCGGCTGCAATGAACCAGTTGCTGGCGCTCTTGGTGATGAGTGTTCGGTTGAACAAACTGTCGAGCACTTTTTGGCGAGCTCCCCCTTTGATGTTTTCCGGGAACCATTCAATCTTGCCCGATGTGTGTTTGTGTGCATGGGCAAGGATGGCTTGTTGGGCGGCTGTGAGTGTGGTGGTCATGAGTTTCTCCTTTTGAGGTGGTTGGGGTTACTTCTTGACGTTGTGAATCTGGCTGGCCCGATCAAAGCCAATCCAGTGGCCTTCTTTGTCCAAACCGCGTGAGGCCAGCTCTTCCCGAGCTAAGCGGTTCAAGTCCAGTTCTCCCTTGGCCGCTGCCGACAAGGCCTTGATGCCAGCGATCTGGATAAAGCCCACCTCATCGAGGGTGAGGCCGTTAGTTGTGTAAGTCATCGTTTCAATCTCCTTGGGGTTGTTCATGTCTTTCATTCCGTTTTTCAAATAATTACTTGTGAGGTGCGTGATGAACGCTTCTATTTCTGATCGAGTCAAGCGACTTGTGAATCTCTTGCTTCAATTTCTGGTGCTCTTTAAGCCTTCTTTGTCTTCGCCTGCAAACCAGTCTGGACTCCTGCCTCAAATGCAGCCTTCAGAGCCGATTCAATCGCCCAAACCGAAACGTCGTGAAAGTCCAAGCAGTCGCGGTTCTGTGTCTGCAGGGTCTGGACAAAAAAGTGCTTCAAGGCGATCTGCTCCAAAAGCGAAGAGGGTGCGGTGATCGCGTTGGTTGTGGTGTGGTGGTTCATCAATCGCTCCAAAAAGATTAATCAAATGCGTTAGCGCATGTACGTATGAACGCTTCATTCGCAAACAAGATCAAGTTGTTCTTTAAGTCAGACTGAATCACTTGGACATGAGTGCTAATTAGTACGCTTATTCACCCGCACGCACTCACAGGACCTCATTCATGAGCCAAAACATGTCCATGCGCGCTTATGCCCGCTACCGTGGAATTTCCGAAGGCGCTGTGCGCAAAGCCATCAGCTCAGGGCGCATCACGGCCAATGCTGATGGCTCGATTGATGTGGATAGAGCCAACGATGAGTGGCGGCGCAACACCGATGCCGCTCAGCAACGCGGCGAACAACGCCCCGTACCCAACGAAGCGATTGCCAGCGTTCGAGAAACGCTGGGCGACTCAACGGGGGCACAGGCGCCTGTAGTGGGCGGCACCACCTTGCTGCAAGCGCGCACCGCCAACGAGGTGCTCAAAGCGCAAACCAATAAGGTGCGCTTGGCACGCCTGAAGGGCGACTTGGTGGACCGATCTCAAGCGGTGGCCCACGTTTACAAATTAGCGCGCACACAGCGCGATGCGTGGCTGAACTGGCCCGCTCGTGTCTCTGCACAGCTGGCGTCTGACTTGAACGTCGATGCTCACCAAATGCACCAGGTCTTGGAGAAGGCGGTGCGAGAGCATTTGCTCGACTTAGGTGATATGGCGGTGCGAATCGATTGAGGAACACCAATGTGTTTGAACACTACGACGGAATTGATGCCATCGCTGAGGCGTGGCGCGAGGGACTCACCCCCGACCCATTACTGAGTGTTTCTGAATGGGCGGATCAGTACCGCTTCTTGTCGGGTAAGTCAGCCTCTGAGCCTGGCCGCTGGCGCACGAGCCGCACGCCTTATCTCAAGGAGATCATGGATTGCCTCTCGCCCACCTCACCGGTGGAGCGCGTGGTGTTCATGAAGGGCGCTCAAGTGGGCGGTACCGAGTGCGGTAACAACTGGATTGGCTATGTGATTCACATGGCACCAGGCCCGATGATGGCTGTGGCTCCCACGGTGGAGATGGCCAAACGAAACTCCAAGCAGCGGATTGACCCGCTGATTGAAGAGAGCGAAACACTCTCGGCCCTCATCGCACCTGCGCGCGCGCGTGACTCGGGCAACACCATCCTTGCCAAGGAGTTCCGAGGCGGAGTGTTGGTCCTCACAGGGGCCAACAGCGCGGTAGGCCTGCGCTCCATGCCTGTTCGTTACCTCTTCTTGGACGAAGTGGACGGTTACCCCGGGGACGTCGAAGGTGAGGGCGACGCCATCTCGCTGGCCGAGGCGCGAACCCGTACGTTTGCGCGGCGCAAGATTTTGATTGTGTCGACCCCGACCATCTCTGGTGCCTCGCGCATCGAGCGGGAGTTTGAGCAATCAGACCAGCGCCACTTCATGGTGCCGTGCCCCCATTGCGGCCATGAGCAACGCTTGCAGTTTGAGCGTTTGATTTGGGAGAAGGGGCAACCAGAATCGGTGCGTTACCTCTGCACCGGATGCGAGGAGCCCATCTACGAACACGCTAAGACCCAAATGCTCGAGCAGGGGCGCTGGGTGGCAACCATTCCCGCCAATGGTCGAACAGCTGGTTTTCATCTGTCTAGTCTGTACAGCCCGGTGGGCTGGCGCAGCTGGGTAGAGATTGCACAAGCGTGGGAGCTGGCGCAAGGTTCAGCAACAGCTTTGAAGGCTTTCAAGAACACCGAGTTGGGTGAGACTTGGGTCGAGCAGGGCGAAACGCCTGAGTGGGAACGCTTGCTTGAGCGTCGTGAGTCCTACCGCATGGGCACGGTGCCGTATGGCGCGCTATTGCTTGCAGGTGGTATCGACA